CATCGCGACATGCCGGTTTGTTGCCCTCTGCCAGGCAGCAAGCTTGATGATGGTCTTCCCGACTCCTGCCCCGTGGATGTGCATGGACCGATCCAGAATCGGGATGCAGCAATAGAAGATATTGCCCCCATCGGCGTCCAGGGCGACGGGATAGAGCGCCGGCAGCTCGTATGTCCCTTCGCCGATTCCCAGGGAGCCGCCGGATGGGACGGCGTTGACGGCAACCTGGAAAGCGTTTGCAGCGTCGCTTTTGACGGTGGATAGGAGAGTATTAAGGCCCGACCGGACCAGGATTAGGTCTCCCTTTTGGCTGACCTCGACATCGTAATCTGTGGGATACTCGGGCTCGACCGGCTCAGGTGGCTTGAGCCCACCAAACTCCAGCAGGAGGGCCTCCAGGGCAGGGTCGCGCTTGAGGCCGGTTTTGGCCTGGTGGGCAAACCAGACCGCCGCCGCCTCATCTGATATATTGACACAATACCGTTTCATCATCGATATCACCGAAAGCTATATATATGAATCAATCAATCATTGAGTATGCCAAGAGGGAATGGGCCGATAAGGACTATAATCCTTCGGATTCCACAAGAGGAGTTCGAAGAATACGAGGCCCTTAAGCGGCATGATGAATCTTGGGAAAAAACGTTTCGAAGATTATATTTGGAGAGTGACAAGAAATGAAGACTATGATCGCAGTAATGGCACTGATCGCTATGATCGGTGTAGGTATCGCCGGGGCAGTTGACGTCAGAGAGACATCCTGGGGCATCCCCTTCCTGGCCCCGGACCCGTCACTGAAGACCACAGACGCCTTCTACGGCGCAAGGGGGGCTACCCTCATCGGCCAGGAGGCCACCTATCAGCTTCCCGCCGTCCTGACAGGCCAGATGGACCGCAACGCAACCGCGAAGAGGAGCATCTTCGATGATGACCCGTGGATGGACACCTTGGGCGGAAAGTCCTCTGAGGCTACCGTGCTCAACCTGGCCGGAGCTGGGGAGCTGACAGATCCACAGATCGACCGGCTCTACGGCGGCCAGATTCCGGGGGAAATGCCTTGGATGTAGGCGACCTGGAGAAGGCTTACGCCGACCTGGAAGAAGCTGAAGAAAAGCTCTATCAGGCCGAAGAGGCCCGGATAGAGGCTGCCATAGCCAGGGAGACGGCATACCTGGCAGCCATCAATGAGGCCGTGGCCGATGGCATAACCGATCCAGGCCGGCAGCAGCAGAAGGCTCAGAGGGCCACAAGAGATCAGCTCACCGCCCTCCACCAGGCAGAGAAGGCCAGCCGGGCCGCACAGCACGGTTACAAGCTGGCCGGCATAAGGCTGGATAGCCTGAACAGGCAGATCCAGCTTCTCCAGCTCCTCAAAGAGAGGAGCCAGTAACACTTTTTTAAGCAAGTTTCATTATATAAGTCACAGCTATGCAGTGCGGCAGGCTGTCCACCGCATTCCCATTCATGGCCGTTCCCTCTGCCGAGCTATGTGTATGCCCGGACCCCGAGCCGGCCGAGGACGTGGTCCCGGCCTGGTTGTAGGACTCCCTGCAGCCGTCCTGGAAGGTGGTCGGGCTTTCCGACATGAACACCCCTCCTAGCTGATAGCGGTCCGTGAATGGATGGTTATGAGCTGCCATCTCTGTGATGGTCAGGACGTGAGCATCCACGGTAAGCGTCCCCGCCGCCGTGAATGTCGCCGATCCCCCGGTTAGTCCGGGGTTCGCGGTGCCGCCGGCGCCAAAGGGCATCTTTCCCCGGAGGTCTGGCGTGCCGTTGTCCCCGTCACAGGAGGCCCAGCCGGGGGGCGGGGAGGCAGGATCGCCATGATACCAGATGATCAGGCCCTCGTCCACGCCCAGGCCGTAGAAATCGCTGCCATGTAGGTTGCCATCCTCGTGATAGAGGAGATCCGCATCCAGCCCTGAAGCCGGGCCATCATTCCCGGTATGCCAGAAGGCGCTGTCCATAGCCGCCTGCAGGTAGTAGTCGCTGTCGTGGTTGTGGGTGGTGAGATAGGAGTATGATTCCTCATACTCTGTCTCAAGATTGTCGAGAGCCGCAGTAGATATCACCGTATCTGATGCCCAGGTTGGATTAGGTACGTATGCCATGGTCACTCACTCACATTTTTCGATGAAGTACAGGGCGTAATATGCCGGCCTGGGGTCGATGGAGTTGAAGGTGATACTCGATCCGGATGTGTGGTTGTGCGCTCCGCCGCCGGTCGCCTGCTCTCCTATGGCCGTAGTTTCTTGATACAGTGTCGAGGAGAATATCCCTGAGTTCGGCAGCCAGACCGCATAGGCATTCCGCTTCTCGGTGTAGTCGTGGGTATGCGCTGGGAGCTCCGCCTCTGTCAGGATGTGATCGCCTACCGTGATCGAGCCGGTGGGTGTTATGGTGCCATTCCAGCTACCCGGCCCGTCGGTGTCCCCGATATCATAATCTCCTCCGGCGCCAATGATGAAGTAGTCAATCAGATCCATGGTCACATGTCCGCCGTGGCTCGCGCCATCGCAGACGTACCACCCGGCAGGGACATCAGCATCCGTCCCCGGCCAGGCCATGATCGCCCCGATGGGCATGACTGTGGTGATTATGTCGTTCAGATGCAGGCCATCAACCATATCAGCATCGCAGCCGGCATAAGAGGAGGTGCTGAAGAATTTAGCATCGGCGGCGGTCTTGGAATAGTACCTCGTATCGTGGTTATGTATGTCGATCAACGATTTGATAGAAGTCCATTGGCTCTCTAGATGGTTCATGGCCTCCGCTGTGATCGGATCTGTCACCGCCCAGGCCTCATGATTCTTTGTATAGCTCATACTTCCTCCTTCATGATGAAGCACAGGGCGTGGAATGGTGGCCGCTTCTCCTGGTTTTCTGTGCCGGCGAAACTTCCGCTGTGAGAATGTCCCTGACCTCCTCCGGTGTTTTCGGTGTAGGAGCTGTCTTCCTGTACCGTGCCGGTGGCTGGCTTTATGCTGCCACTGCTGCCACGGGTCTTATCCTGGCCGAAGCTATACCAGTCGGGGATGGTGCCGTGATCGTGTTTGGGGATCTCACCAGCGGTCAGGGTATGACTACCGATAGTGACAGATGAAGCGGTCGCAGTGACTGTGTTATAGCCGCCTACGTCCCCAGGATCATAGTTGCCCCCGGCGGCAACGAGAAAGCGATCTCTGAGGTCAGGAGTCCCATTCAGGCCGTCGCAGAGCACATATCCCTCCGGGATGGTCGCGACAGTGGACCGCCACATCCCTATACATCGGCCAGGGACGCCGCTATTGATGATCTGCACTGCCGTCCAGCCGTCGAGGGTGGCTGCAACCATCCCGGAACCTGATCCGTCGGTGGATGAGGTGAAATATCGAGCGTCCGCTTGCGCTTTCGTGTAGTAGCGGTCGCTGTGGGTAATCGCATCGATCGCGGATACTGCCTCTGAATAGATCGTTTCCAGGTTGTTCAGAGCTGCGACTTTGGCTACCGTACTCATGCCGGTCTCGATCCAGGAGGTGACGACGTAGGCCATGATCTACCTCCCTGGGACTGTGAATTTGATTGCAGCGACCTGAGCTTTTGAGGTCGCGGCATCTACCGCGTCGAGAGCTGTCTTCCGGGCTGCCCGCCAGTCGGTGACATCGGCCATGAGGTCCTGCCACTTCTGGCCGTTGCTGGCCATCTGGGAAACAGCGAAAGCGATATCCATCGTATCATTTCGCCGATTGAAGGTGTCCCTGGCCCGCTGCCGGATCTCCTCTTTCTTATCAGCCTTCGCCTCCTCCAGCGTATATCGCTCATCTTCGCCCCTGGCCACGAGCTGAGACCCGTCCCATCTCCAGAGAGGCCGGCCCATGACATCATGCAGCATCAGGCCGAAGCCCCGCCCATGCCCTGGGATGAGGATATCGCCTGCCTGTGGTGCTACGAAGTCATCAGAAAATCCGTAAGTGACGATACCATTGGCATTGATCCGGATATACCATCTGTCTGACATTTTAGAGCCTCGCGTCTGCTACCCAATGGCATTGATAGAATGCGCCCACCGTGAATGGGTTGGCTGCATCAGTGACCTTCCTCAAGCCGTTTCGCTCAGTGTTCGCGGAGACAACTGTCGTACCTATTTCAGTTGATCCGGTGTCATTCACCTTATTGATAGATCCCTGATAATTATAGATAGTTATCGTAGTCACCCCTGGTTTTGGCTGCCTAAACCCTTTTCCGATGTACTGAGCGGAATTTGTATTAATTCCAACCAGCAAACCCAGACCCACTCCCGTGCTCGCGGTTGCTGGTGCAGTGCCATATGAGTATGACGACTCCCAGAACCGATAGCACTTTTCGATCTCCTCTGTGAACTTCATAGGCCTATATGGCGCACATTTCGCGCCTATGTTGAGCTGCACCTGCGAAATATAGAGGAGATCGTCTACTGCAGCATCGCCGTCATCTACCCAAATGAACACCGCCAGATTGGACATGTTGGCCGTGTCCACCTTGACATTCTCGATCCTGTAGGTGGTCCAGGTATCGGCAACTAAAGCCAGATTGGCTGCCGTATTCTCCGCCGTCCAGTGGGTTGCCAGGGTGGGATTGCTGCCTTCGGCCTCCCATGAGCTTACCACGTCGCTCGTTACGGTATTGGCCGTGGAGTCCCAGGAGAGCACAGCGGCCCGGATATTCTCAATCAACTTCCCGGTGGTGGTTCTGGCCTTGAACTGGAGGGAGACGGCCTTCCCGGCCAGCTTCAGGGCGTCCACATTCTCGATTATCTGCAGGATTCCGAACTTCTTGTTTGCAGTCTCGACCTCAAATTTTGCAGCAGTGGCCGCCCCAGGTGGAACTATCGAAGTTTCCTGAGACACATCGACAATATCATCCCCGTCCGAGAGGAGGATCCACTGATCAAACAGATATGTATCGTCTCCATTGTCGGGCGTGGTGCCGGATGTGTAGGGGCTCACAGATTGCTGATTGACCTGGAACTCTCCATTGATAAGGGCCTGCTGATAGAATCCGACCGCCTCATCCATGTTTGAGACGTCACCGGATTCAGTTTTTTGGGATGTCTCTGGATCGCATCTGGTCGACCACATCACCAGGGATGCACCGGCGGCAACATCCCACTTTTTAGCGGTAGTTACCGGAGTTATGAGGCAGCCTGTGAGCGTGGCTGCACAAGTAACAGCATCGATATCTTTCAGGTAGATGCAGGTGCTCGTACCTCTGAACCTGCAGCCCTGCGCCCGGATCACTGCAGAGCCCAATACCTGCAGGGCATTATAGGCAGAGAAATAACAGTCCGAAAAATCCACGTCACCGGCACCATCCATTCCGGCGGTGATATAGCTGGCTTTTCCATAGGTTCCTGATATCGAATCCGGACCTATGAACTGGCAGCCTGAGAACCGTACTCCTATAGAATCGTGCACCAGTAACCCATAGCTGGTAGATAGGCCTTCCACATTCATGATCACGTTGCTTATCTGAGCATTGTTGATGCACCAGACCGTAAAACCCGCATCCAGGCAGGTTATGTTGCTGGCTACTATGTGATCGGGGTCCCTGGTCTCATAGTCGGTATTGCCATAGAGGTTGACTCCGGACCCACATTCCCGAGCCACTATATTGGAGATGGCAACATTCTGGCCAGTATCTACAATGACACCATCTTCCTCAATTCCTTCGCAGATGATGTCCGAGATGATGAGGTCCGATTCAGACCCGCTGCCATTGTTGCCTGAGTAGAGGCCGGTATAGTAGTTTCTCAGCTTGAGCCTAAAGAATCGCCCGCCGCTCCTGGTCGAGCCTGTCAGGATCAGAGCGGCGCCATCAAAAGCCTCATCCTGGCCCAGGCCGTCCAGGGTCATGTCGGAGACTTCGAAGGAGGTATAGCCAGGGTCGAGTTCTCCGGCTGCTCTGTTCAGTATCATGATAGCCGGGTGGCCCGATGCGTTCTCCCCAGCCTTCAGCTTCAGGATAGTGCTGTCGATCCCGGCCCCACGGATGTGGATGTTCTTCCCACCGGTGACGAGCAGGCAGGCATAGACTGTCTGCGGAATGGAGTTCAGGACAAAATCAGTATCCGCTACCAGGTTCTCGTATGTCCCCGGCCCGATATAGAGTACTCCGCCGTCAGGAGTCGCGTCTATCCCGGCCTGCAGGACCACCGTATCATCCGTGCCTGCAGTGCCGCTGTCTATTTCGGTGCCGTCACTGTCTTCGGCAATTACCGAAGTTCCGGAGAGCCGGACGATCACATCATAAGGCGGATAGGCAAAATCGGTGACCTGTGGGTAGACTTGATCCCATACAGCAGCGCCGACAGATACGGATTTGGCGATGAATATCTTGTTGTCGGTGACGTTGATCCAGACCGATCCTGCCGCATAGCCGTCTACTGAGTCGTCTCCGGTGGTTGGGTCTGTAGTGCCATCATATTTGTTCAGTATATTGTCGACCTGTCGCCATAGTGCAGCTCCAACAGTAACATCTTCGGCGATGAAAACCTTATGCCCGGTGGTATTGACCCAAATGGAGCCGATTGCATAGCCGTCTCCGGAGTCGTCAGTGACAGCAGGATCAGCCGTGGCATCCCATTTTCCTTTAGCCAGTGCGGCGTCTATGACATCGTAATTGGTGTTGAGCGTGCTGATGGCCGCAAGCTCAGTCGATAGCG